ATCTCCAGATTGAGTTTTATGTTTAATTTCAATATTGTTGAATAGAGTACCAAAAGCAATAATAGTCCTTCTAATAATCTCATGATAATAATACGTTCCTAACATATCAAGTCCTCGTTATATTTTATTTAGAAATCACCAAAGGGATTATCTTCAGTGAAGTCCAGAATTGCATCTGCTTCAGACTCTACAAGAATATTTTCTGCATAGTTATCATACTCATCATCACCAGATTTACTGAATATCTTGTATTCAGAATCTGAACCATTTTGAGTAGTTCCTATACCAACAACACTCTCTCCAACTGCGAATCCACTTCCAGAAATATTGGTTACTTTAAGAACCCTTTCGTCACGATCCCAATTTGCAACCTCTGCAGTAGTTCCAGTTAATTTACCTGTTACTTGTTCCTTGAAGAGATAATCTCCAGTTGAGAGTCCAGCAAGAACAGGGGCAGTTACTGTAATCGTTGGTGCAACTGTATATCCAGTACCTGCATTTGTGAATCTAATAGAATTAAGTTCACCGAGTGTATTGACGTATGCAACAGCAAGTGCAGTCGAACCTATTCCAATACTGGTATCTAATCCAACAGGATTGATAGTAACTGTTGGATTGCCAGTGTAACTCTTACCTGGATCAAGTATAGTTGGAGCAGACAGAGAACCTTGACTAATTATAGCAGTCGCAATACCGCCCTGACCAAATGCATTCTGACTTCTAATAGTAATTGTTGGTGGTACAGTATATCCATAACCTGGATTAGTTATCTCAATTTTATCAATAGAACTTCCAACCTGACCAGTACGACTTGTCATAATTGCCACAGCAGTAGCATTCGTAAACCCAGATGGTGCAGTAGCAATACCAATCAGTGGTGGAACAGTATAACCAGTTCCATCATGAATAAGATCAATTTGACTAACAGAATATTTGCCAGGAGTACCACTAGCATTAGATGCTAATTGAATAGTAACATTAGCAGTTGATGCACCAAGACCAACCATAGTCAATCTTTGTGTATATCCAAACTCTACTGCAGCCTCATCAACTTCAGCAATACTTGTATCAATATTTTCATCAAGAGCATAATCCATAACCTCACAACTTAAGGTATAAACATATAGATTATTCAATTGATAGAATGGTTTCTTTGCCTCAACATACTTAATCTCAAACATAGTATTGTCGAGAGGTAAGTATATTAAATCACCTTCTTCAGGTCTTGTTGTTACTTCTACATCACTTCCCAAAAATGGACTAACAAAATCTTCATATCTTTCCTTTGATATAGCAAAAGTTACAGCATCTGTTGTCTGAACTCCAAATTTAGATAGTATATCTCCTTGCCCCTCAAATCCCTCATAATTTAACAAATATGCTTCTATGCGATAAGCATCATCAAAAGTAGATGCTACCACTTCTTTTAATATGGTTTTCTTATTAACTATCTTTCTTGGGAGATATATTATATCTTGCCCATAAAACTTTAGCTGCTCATTTATGAGATCTTGTATTAATCTCTGTTCGCTTGCTGACCCTTGAAGGAAATACGGAGAAAGTGGCATAACATTATCCTATCATATCCATAGGTGGCAATTCGTACTCCGTCTTGAGTTCTTCGACGAGTGCTTCTATTTCTATTACTGCATCATCATAAAGTTGTCTTCCATTGAGTTGAACACCACCTGGCATTAAAACTCCTTGGAACTTAATGAGGTTCTGACCCCATTGTTTCTTTATTGTAGCAGTCAAATACCTCTTTAACCACCAATCATTAAAAAGTCCATCAAAGGTTGCAGGATTCACTGCTCTTTGGCAATCAAGAACAATGTACTGATCTTCAGTAAATTCTTTCCAATCAATATCCAGATAAAGTCTATGTTGTCTACAATTAAACCTAATCTGAGTATCTGGAGTAATAAGTCTACTTAAATCTTCTAAGTAGGTTTTAGTCATTGTATAGTTCAATAAATCAAGTGCTCCATAATAATAAAGATCATTAAGAAATAATTGATACTTAAGATTAAACAATCCACTAGATATAGTGCTATTATCCATCTTAAAGACTTGATTTACACCAATAACATGATCTGGTAACTGTAGGAAATTATTATTTTCTTCCCATGCAACTGTAGTAACACCGATACCAGCTGGTTGAGCAGTAGTAATTGAACTGGCAGTAGTGGTAGTAATTCCAGCACTATTAGTACCTTCTAGAATTGCCTTTTCTTCTGGTGTTATTTTATGCTTTAAAAAAGTTCTTTCTATACCATTATAATGCCTTTCATTAAAATATTGAATAGCATCATCTATAAGATCTTCAATTTGATCATCATCTACATTAATTTCTAGTACAGGAAACCCAAGTCTTCGTAGACAGTATTCCTTTAATTGGGTTCTTCCTGATACAGCATGTCCTACCATAACTCTACCTCAATTTTCGTTGCTGGTTTCATCATCGTTTTCTTCTTGTAGATCCTGAACTACTTTTTGTAATTGTGCATAATCTTGTGCTAAAGATTCTAATTTAGATTCTAATAAAACATTTTGATTAATCACTTCAGAAAGTCTCCTATGATAATTTCTGACTAAAACATTCACATCAACTTCACTATTCATTTAAAAAGTTCCTCCATCGAGAGTTGTTGTCCACTTGGGTACACCAGCAGCATTTGTTGTTAAAACAAAGTTAGAAGTAGTTATACCAGCAGTACTACCAGCTGAAACAACTGATTTACCATTAGCATCAACATAAACAATTCCATTACCACCCCAAGCAAAATCATGGTTTTGGAAATAAAGTCCCTTAATATCTAAGAAACCTCTTGTACCAGTAACTGCATTGGCAGTAATTGTTGCTTCAGGGATATAAGTAAATGATCTTTCTGGAGCACTACTAAATTCTCCTGTACTGTCATTATAACCGAAGAAACCAGTCTTGTTATTACCAGATCCACTAGATGAGTTATAAGCAAAAGAAACACCACGATCAGTATTAGTATCATATGCATGAGTAACTGTAATCTGACTTCCAGTAGCAATACCAGCTGTAGTTGTTCCAGTAAATGTAATAACCTTTGTAGTGCTATTGTAAGCAGTAACAGTAGTTACACCAGAGTTTGGAAGACCAGTAGCGGAAAGAAGGTCACCTGTATTAATTCCGACTACCTTATCGACAGTCATTGTCGATACACCAGAAGCGACATTATATGTCATAATGGTCAACTCACTGGTGACATCACCAAGATGCATTATAGGATCATTCAGAGTTGATGTAGTAGAGTTAACAGTAGTTGTAGTACCGTCTACTTGTAAACTACCCTTAACAATAACCAAACCTTCACTACTCAATCCATCGGGATATGGGTCAATGTATAGCGTATTACCACCACCAGATCTCGTAGAAATAACATTGGATGAAATACCAACATTATCAAACCAAGTCTTAACACCTTCAAACTTCCAAGGAACTCCATCTACAACTACTTCATTAGTAGGTAGATCATAACGAATACTGGCATCATGTCCATCACCAAAACTTAACTTCTTATTATCCTCAAGATTTACTTGACCAGTACCATTCGTTCTTAATATAAGATCTTCGTCAGCTGCATTAGTTGATATTACATTATCATCAAATGTTAATTGATCGACACCCCAGAAGTCAACTCTTGGCATGTTGGCAATATTACCTGCACCACCTGGATTACCTGCACTTTCCCTATCCATTATAGGGATGAATCCATTAGAAAGTCTAGTACTATCTGCGTTTCTACCTGATCTTACTTCTCCTGGTTTATTATATCTTATTAAATCTGTATAATACTTACCACCAACTTCTATCGGATCGGGATCTGGTGTGTTGTTGTCACCAGCAAACAGTCGTCCACCAAAGGTTCCATGTGTCGCTAAACCGACGGTGACTGCTAATTCACCATAATTGATTGTAGACGGTGCTGCGGTTCCCGTAGATCGCTTTACCCTAATAATACTTGCCATGGCTAGAAGCTACCTCCGTTGATGTTCAAATTCTGTGTATTGCCTGGTGTTAAATCTAAAGTGGCCTCCCACTTTGATGTCGAAGAATTGTAAACTAGCACCATACCATTACTTAATCCACCTGATATGTCAATGTCACTTAATGCTCCTAAAGTTCCACCAGCACCACCAAGTGATGATACAACCTTAATTGCTTCGTTTGATCCAACTCTTACTTTAATATCTGCCATATTTTTTAACCTGTAGTGACACCAGCAGTAACGAGAGCACTCCCCTCAACAACCCTAGTTTTAAGTGAACCACTATTCAATAAAATATCATAACTATATCTACCTGGTTTTAAATCGGGTGTTATTGAAGATCCTAATGATATTTTCAATTGTCCTAGAGTCCTATTGGGAAAAGAACAAGTAAATGTAGCAGTATTCGTTAATGATTGGGGATGCTTCTTCAATACAGAAGTAGCAGTATACCCTGTCAAATCCAAAGGAGCATTAGCACTATTCTCAAGGTTATAAGTCTGATTAAAATCAGCACCTTGGTCGATTACTATATTACTAACATATGCTGCCATTAGTATTCAGTTAGAGTCTATCTTGATGTATTTATAATTCAATTACGTGCCATTGATTTGAGAAGAGATTTTATTTCTTCCATATCGTTTTTTAATGCATCCAAATCAGATTTCATAGTATCCAATTCATTTTTTTCATTATATTTCCTCTTTGAAAGAGACATAAATTTATCATATTCACTCTGATTTTGATTAACTATTGCATTAGTATCCATATCTCTAACTAAAGAGACATCAGATTTTACTTTTAAATATTCAGTCATTATGTAATTTCAAATGATCTTAATGCTATTGCTCTAAAGTTCTTTAATCTTGGTGGATTTGCTTGAGTATTAGCAGTCATAACAACCTTAATCATAAATCCATTGAATTGTGGAGTATTTTCTGCTGTATACTTGTACTCACTAAATGCATTTAATGTAGTATTTGGATTTACAGTCTTATCAGATAACCCATTAGTATTGAATGGTATATAATTTTGCTGTACATCAACAGCATCGTTCCTGTATAACTTGTAGAATACACGGAAATTAGCTCCTGCATCTCTATGACCATCAAACATAACCTGTATTGAGTTTGATGGGAATTCTAAATTAATTCTCTTTGTCTCATATATGGCTGAGTTTGGATCCATTCCTGGAACTCTTGGTCTACTATCAGTAGTGAAATCAGTAACTTTATTATCAATTAGACTGCTTATGAGAATAATATTTGCGGTTTCTAAGTCTACTACTGGAGAAACATGCTCATTTATTGTGGAAAGTGTTAACTCTAGTCCAAATGACTTCTCTCCATTAAGTATTCCATATTCATTGACTTTAGATGCCACAATTCTAGGATCATCTAAGAAATTCATTTTATTAATAGCAACATTTTCGTATCCTTTATCGGTAAATGATGCCTCATTACCACTTATACTAGTTCCAGATGTAGTCTTAATCCTAGCAGTAACATCAGTACCACTTGGAGTAATTGTATTCAATCTTGGATCAATAATCTCGAAAGGAATATTCTGAGATGCTTTTACTTGATCACCACCACCTGCTTTAGTTGCAAGGAATGCTTTAGTTTTATCTGCTAATTCTATGTGGTAACTATTAAATCCTTTCTCTTTATCAGAAAGATCATGCTCTCTATTAATTTTTCTCAGAGAAACACCATTGAATTCATATTTTTCAACTACAGCACCACTTTCATGAATAGACTTCAAACTATCATCAATTGCTCTACTTGCAGCAGTAATATCAATATCATTGCTACTAATAGAAGTATAAGATAAAATTTCATTATCAATCTTAATATATCCAGTATTTGCTACTCCAATAGCACCACCTTCAAATGTTCCAAATAAAGATCCATCAGTCAAACTTATAGTTGTTGAATCATCTTCAACTTTTGCTGATAGTGTAGTTGTTGGAACATCACTCTTAAAGTCTTCAATCTTAACCTTATTTTGACTTGAATGCATACCATGATTATGATGATCAAATAGCATTGTAGTACCATCTCTCACAGTGTCATTATTAACATTAACACCACTTGCAGGTAATACAGTATTTGCACCAGCAGTATTAATGTATGTTATTGCTTGACTATTAACAAATTGATCTGAAATGTTATCTACTACTAGTAAGTTTGTAGATGCAGCAACCCCAACTACTGCTCTTACTCCAGTACCACTTGATCCAAGTGCATTTGCCATAATCAAATCACCAGGAGCATAACCTGCACCATTCTTAGTAATTTCTATGGAACTAACAGCACCACCTCCAACTACAACTGTAGCCTCAGCACCTCCACCGTATCCTGTGAGAGAAGTAAATCCTATTCCAGTAAATGTGCCATTAGTAAGTCCAATACCCGTTCCAGAGACGTAATCGATACTAGTTGTACCATAATTAATCGGACCTCCTTTAGCAAAAATTCTACCTGTATGAGTTACACCACTAACAGTTTGAGTAACTTCATTACCAACAGTAAATGCAGTGTCTGTAATTCCAATAGAAACATTTGCTCTCTTAGAATATGCAAAAACAGGGTTCTGTCTTCTAATATGTGCGGAATTCAATTCTGCATTATCTAACAATACAATCGAAGGTGTATTAGTTACAAATTTTGCTTTCTTAAGTGTAAACTTCAAATCTTCTAATTGGCTTGGAGTCCATGTTGAACTATTCTGTGACTTAAATAGTGAACCAAGATAAGGTTGAGTGTTGCTTATGGAATTGAGAAGTACATCTTCTTCACCCATTCTTGTAATCCAAGTGAGATATTTCTCTGATTCGGTAACTAGTACAATTGCATACTCATAACCAGCCTGTAAGTATACTGGTGTATCAAATTCAAATTCTGTTGCAGCAGAAGCATCATCCGAAGTAACGACATTACTTGAATCTATTTCAACTTGTCCAAATGGTAGAATGGTTGTGGTTGGAGAACCATCTCTCATTGTTCTTATCTGAACTGTTACTGGTGCTCTATTATCCTTAGTCTTGAAGTATAAATCACCACCAGTTATAAAGATACCATCCTGATACTCATTCTGACTTACCATGAATGATTGTGCAAGAGGATCGTACCATCTAGTAGAAGTTGAAACGTCTGTTCTTCGTACATTTTCAACGAGATTGGTTTCAATTCTTGTAACGTCTTGCTCAACTCCAGTAAATCTTCTATCTAAAATTGGAGATTTAATATTAATAGATTGCTCTTGAGTATTGCTACGAGTACCAGAGGTAAAGTAAGTAGTCTCAGCTGAACTTCCACCAGCATCTAAGATATTGGCATTGACTGGACTTGTTGTAAGTCTAATTGTACTCTCACCAGTAGTAAACTTAGGATTACTTGCAAGTTTAGGATCTGGTATATGTAAAGATATGACTATTGATCCTTTATCATCAGTCATTAATGATAAATCACCAACTGTTGCTTCACCATTTCCAGATCTAGAAGCAAGTGGCATACCTTTCTTAACCCAACCAAGATGATCTGGTTTTGTATGCATTGCAAGACCAGCAGTGTCAATGTTTAAAATACTACTTGAACTGGAATAAACCGTTGGAATGGATGAATTGTCGTATGGACTAATAGTGTATGTCTCCTTGGGAGAATCAAATACTCCGTCTTTATGATTACTTTGAGCAACTCTGAATAGAATACTTGGTACTCCAGGTATTCCAATAGTAGCATTTGCTGTTTGTACAATATCACCTTCTTCAAATGACCCTCTAGTCATCGTTATTGGAAGAAGTTTGGGAGTACACCATTCGGTAACATTGGTGTTTTCCATAAAGACATAATACTTGGTATTTGGTTTTAATCTCTTACCTCTAATCTCAACGTTTCTAGTTCTGGTATTATGAATTATTTCAGTACCAACAACTTTAGTTCCAAGATCAATTACTTCCTCACCAACTGATAGATTGATATTGAGTTCTCTCTCAATACCACTTCTCTCGAATGTTTGAAGAACATCATTTGAAGTTACAGTTGTTGTAGTAGTATCTACACGTCTTCCTTGACTTCTTCTATTTACGTCTCTACTAACCACTCTTGTAGCAACAGTCTCTTCACCAATTAGATCTCTACCACCCCATGTAATTTCATGAGTATTCCACATACTTGATGCCATTCCACCGTTCTCACGGTCTTCTACACCCAACATAGTTGCAATTGCATTAAATGTGGAGTCTATTCTGAATACATCAGGTGTACCTAATGGAACTTCTTCAATCCAAAAATCTTGCTCTGGTTCTAGGACAAGTGATCCAGCATAGTTTGCAATATGGAAAGGATTTAAGTTTTCAGTTCTTGTTGCAAATGGTTGATCGACAAAATTCTCGGTTGAATAATCAATAAGTAATGCTGGGCCTTTTCTGATTATATTAGGATCTGCAAAGTCATTTACCCATCTATAATCAGCACCAAGTGGATCTGCTTTACTGCTGACAGTTTCAAATCCCAATCCTACGTTTCTTTCAGTAGAACGAGGTCTACATTCACCTCTTTCTATATCAATATCAAAATAAGATTCACCAGTTAAATTTTGAACTGAAGGATCTCTAAAGTTATCTACAAAGAAACCAGACTTAAATTTATCTAATCCAGTATTAGGGTCTTTAATTGAAAGATTCTTAGTATCAGTTTCAAGAAGAGTAAGAGTAGTATAATCTTCAAGATTTCTAACTCTATGCTCAAGACTATGAATATCCCTCATAGTATATCTCTTATGTGGGATAGTTCTCACTGAAACATCAGTTGTTGCATTATAGACATATGGTGGTAAATTAAGAACTGCTACTGCAAATGCTTCATCATTTGGTAATGGTGTTTTTGGTGTGTCTGATGGTTGACCCTTCTTAACTTCAAATTTACCTTCTTTAGTTAAATAAATTCTATCTACTCTACCTTGATAGTATGAGTAATCAGCTATTAATGTTTTATTGGATACAACACATTCTGATCCAGATCCACCAAATATTCTAGAATAGTAACTAAATGGAGATGATCCAGGATTTGCAGATAATACAGGTACTCTTGGTCTCAAATCAAGTACATCTGATGCTCTTTGATCTACAATGAAAGGTATTTCATTTGAATAATTTACATCAATGTAACTATTGATAGACTCAACAACACCACTAGTTTCTAATGTAGAATAGTAATCAAATACTATTCTAAGTTTTCTTGCTGGTTCTTCGATATCTTTCTTTCTTATGATTCTTCCATAATCAGCAAAGTCATATCTCTGTCCACTATCAATATCAAAACTCTTAGTGATATTTCTATCACCTGCACCCAATACACTTATATTAGCAAATAATCCAGAAGTTTGGAAACTAAACTGTTCATCTTTTTCAAAGAACTTATCATTCTCATAAACAAATGATATTTTCGTTCCACTATCTACAACAACAACTCTACCAACAGCACCAGAAGATGCTCCAATTATTTGCTCACCAACAATAATATTATTAGTAAACGTAGCAGACTGACTTGTTGCAGTTATAGAAGGTAATGTTGGATTATCCTTGTCATCAGATTCAAATATAGCTAATACCCTATGAAGGTCTGGAACATTCAATGAAATCTCATCATCCTGTACTCTTGTTCCATATACAGTACTATAAGTTAATCCATCATTAAATGATGTAGTAGTAATTCCAGATCCACTATATTTTGACCTATTAACAATAAGACTAGAACATCTTGTAAGAGTCTTGTCTTTGGATGTTAATTTACTTCTCTTGACTGTTGCTGTTAAGGTTGCAGAACCAGTACGAGATAATCCACTTATTGTAAGTGTTTTAAGTGTGTTGTCAACAACTACTTGAGATGCTCTTAGAGGTTCCTTTATATTAGCAATAGTTAAAACATAATTTTCACTGCTGAATGGTTCAAAATAGAGATCTGTGTGAACACCACCAAGATCACTTATGTTGAAAACAACAACTGTGTTGCTACCTGATATAGTTTTAGTAATTTGTTTCCTTACAACATAAGAACTATCTAAAAGGTTAAGACTTGAAATATTCCTATTTGCCAACTTAATTCTATAACCAGGATCATCACTAGCATTCAATGTTGGGTCTACAATATTAGCACCAGTAGGTGACTGAGATGCAATAGTCGCACCATCACACTCACCAGTAACAGTAGATACACCAGCAAAACTAAAATTATCCTTAGTTACTGCAGTCACCCTATTAAATACTGGATCAGTTCCTGAAGCATAACTATAAGTAAACATATCACCAACATTAACTATATCTCTAAAGTCTCCAATTCCACCAGCAGATGCAGTACCAGTAGCCATAGTAGTAATACCAGTAATATTGAATTCAACTCCAGCATCAAAAACGTTTCTCTTTCTGTCTAAAACTAAGTTAGCAGCAAAACTGGTATTTCCTGCACCAACACCAGCAAGACTGTGTATTGCCTTTGTTGATGTGAAATCATAATCAGAAATAGAAGTTACATTACTTCCTGCTTCCAAACCACTAACCAAAAGTGGTTCATTAAGTTGGAAAGATCCTTTAACATCATTTAAGTTGAAACTAAGGTTATTTGCACCCATAGATTCAACAAATCCACTAGCACCACTATATTTTCCTTTAATATGTACACCTGCACCAATTCCTGTTGTGGTTGCTGCAATTCCTATATTAGTAAATGTTTGAATATCAAATAATCTTGTCTCATAAACTGTATTTGCAACACCAACAAGACTTGTTTGTTTAAAGTCATATACTCTTGCCTTACCTATAACTACTGCACCTGTTGCCTGACCTTCATTTTTTCCATTATTATTGTTTGTATTAAGTCTTCTATCTAATAGATTAATACTGGTAGAAAATCCTATTGAAGGAGCACCAGTAATACTATTAACATTAACATAATTTCCTACTCGAATAGGAACAGCAACATTTTCCTTTAATTTTGTTGTTCTTGGTTTTACTATATCAACAGAAGAAGTTGAAATCTTATCTATCTCATACCCTCTAACATAAGCCTTTCCTGGACTTATCTGTAAACTAATGATATCATCAGATGGAGTATTTCCATTCTGAGTTGTTTGATTTTCTGAATATACACCTCTATTTGATATTCTATCATTCAGTGATTCTCTGACATCAATATTAAATGGTTTGATGTAATAATCTCCAGATTCATCATATGTTCTTCTTGCCAATTCATCCTTAAAGATGTTATAATCAGTTGTTTTTACTTGCTCTCTTATAATTCCATTTTCAATACGGAATAATTCAACAAAGTCTAAATCATTGTTATCATCTAAACTCTTCTTCGATAATGATGTAGATATCTTAAATCTATCAGCACCTGGTGCAGACTCATTAGAAAATCCTCTTGCATTATCAAAAAGATCACTATTAGCATTAGATGGGGTTACTATTTCTTCATTAAGTAATAGTCCAACTCTGTAACTTGGAGTGTTTGTATATTGATCTAATATTACTGTCGAATCTGGAACTCTAACAAAATAACCACGAATGAAGAATACACCTTCACTAACAGAAAATGCAGATCCTATTGCTGTTGCATTAGAAACAACACATCTAGCAAATTGATTATTTGCTTCAATACTCGTATTTGAGAAACTTATATCAGAAAGAGTGATTAAATTCTCTCCATTTATAAATGTTGTTGTCTCTCCATCATCTCCAGATTTATTATACTTTACATATAAAGTATCAAATCCATCTATAGATTCTGTTGATGTGATTCTATTAACAACAGTTGCTCTTACACCTGATGTTTCTCCTTGAATTTCTATATTATTATCTACTAAAAATTGAGTATAGTTTCTTACTGGAATATTTACAAAGTTTGGGTCAATTTTTACTGAAAAATATGAAGGGTCGTAGAATGTACTACCAGGAATGACTATAGATCCTTCTTTAAAGAAGTGTTGTCCAAATCTTTCAACTTGATTTTGTAGAATGGATTGTAGAGTAGTTAATTCTCTTGCCTGAACAGGAAATCCTGGTTTAAACAGTACTTTATTATAATTTCTAGATTCGTTAAAATCATCAAAATATGGAGAAACATTCAGATTGGTATTTTGTGTCATCTGTTTAGAACTCTACTACGATTTTTACTTCTTCCTTCTGTGACGAAGATCTTGTAATTGCTGCTCTGTTATCAATGTAAACAATTTCACCAGAATACTTTTCAACATCTGGAGGAGCAACACCAGCAGTAAATGTTTGCCCCAAATTCACATTTTTGCCTCCAACATTAACAGCAGCTGCATTAAAACCAGTATCAGGTGTCAAATTAAGTGTTCCTAAACTTGGATGAGTACCACCAGTAATTGTTTGAGTGGTGCTTGATACAAATGCTAATTTTTGATAAGAAGCAACAGGCAACGTTGAAAATCCAACAGGTTGATAATATCTCAATACGGAAGTATTTTGATTCCAAGAAGCAACCAGTCCAATTGCTGTGTTACCTACAGATACTGTTTGAGTAATCTGTGCATTATTAGCAAAATTAGCAGCTGTAACTCCAGTACCAGTTAATTTTAATGCGTGGAGAGCAGTTGCAGTCGTACTATTTAGTAACTCGGTGCCACCGTACCTCATGGGATTTCTAACAATTCCAACCCTAGAAAAATCATTATCTGTAATGTAATCTGGTACATCATCTACATTATTTTCATATTTGGAGTATATCATAACTCTATACCCACCAAGTTCTTTATAAATGTCTGCACCATGTCCACCTGGAGGGGGAATGATAACTTCAAAATCAGCACCAGAACCATCAGTAACATTATCAACACTTCCTGGTGATCCACCACTAACACCTTTCTCAAATCGTAATCTTGCCCAAGTGTAACCAGTACCACCTTGTGTTACTTCAATTTCACTTATAGCACCACCAACTATCTTAACAGTTGCCTTACCACCACTTCCGTCTCCTTCTATGGGTACATTACTAATTGTATTGGTACCATTGCCATTAATTTCATATCCAGAACCATAATTCTTTATTATAATTGTCTGTATTTCTCCAGCAACAGCAGCATTCTTAACTGAAATGGTTGAAGCATCACCCCATTTTTTAGGAAGAGGAAGATATTTTGATGTTGCAAATTTAACTACATCTGCAGGAGATATAGTATACAAATATTTCCAAACATATCCATCAGTACCAGCTGCTCTTGGAGCATCATCTACAAATTTTGGTTCATATATTGACTTTTCACCAGTAGAATTAGGATTTGCTCCATTATTAATACACAAATAAACTCTAAACTCAGAGTTCATAACATAATAATTTGATCCATATAATGTTGTAGAACTACTAACAGGTGATAAGTAATCTCCATCATAAGTATTCTTATACATGTCATAAGTAGTTCCAGATTGCCAATCTATTCTTGGAATTACTCGTGTTACATCATTTTCTTGAACCTTTTTCAAGAAAAGCATACTATCCCAATATAAACTTTCTTGTTGAAATGAATCTCTAGGATCTGGAATATCCGTATTCCAATTAGTTTTTCCATAGTTCACCACATCAGTATACTGAGGATTTGGGTGAGCCAAGAATGTATAAAAATTATTATTGCCAGTTGAACCAACACCAACAAAACTTTGAACAAAAGTCTCGGCATTCAATATTCTAAACTGGTCTGTGATTATCGCTGGCATTGCTGTGTTTTTTTGATTATTTATACCAATATAATATATCTATCTAATATCATCACTTTCTAGCATGACTTGTAGTGTTCTGGATGCCTCAATAGTATCCGTTGCAAGTCCTACTTGATTCACTTCAAATGCTTTACCATTAGTTGGTCTATTAGCAACATTAATTGTTCCCCAACTATATGTACCCAAATTTGGTACAGTTGTCAATCCAAGAGTATTAATCCCAGATAAAGAATTGACATTACATGTCACAGTAATTGCACCAGCAGTTCCAGCATAAGATACCCAAGTATTTGCATAATAAACATTATCAATGAAACTATTACCAATGGATACTATATCATTCACACCTGTATTTAATGATGTAGTTCCACCTCCAGCGTTACCAATCACAGTATTTCTGACAACAAAATAATCACCAGTAGTAATTCCAGATACAGACCTTTGCTTAGTACTTGGACTACTATTGTAAATTGATGGATCTGGTTTAATTGTAAACTTAATAGAAGGTGTGGCAGTACCAACTCCACTAGTATGAGTGGTTATTCCGAGAATTACACCAAAATCACCAGTATACGTACAATTCTGTAAAGTTTCAGCTTGAGGTCTTGGTGCAGTCACAATAGTATTTCCTGTTGTTGGAGATACCCAAGATTCAGTTGCTGCTGTTGCTAATCCAGAAATTCTAACATCATTCAATACACTACCAACAGAAGCATCAATATGATGGAATGCATAAGTATCCTCAACATATACCTTAGTATCTGTTGCTGAAAAACTCTTTATTACTTTTGTTGCTGGATAGATCTGTGGTTCCAAATAATCTCTTTCTTTAGACACCAATAAACTATCAATAACCTTATCTTCTCTTTGTTTTGTCCAAATAACTGGTCTACTAAAATCAGAATTAGGAAGAATACCCTGACCATAATAAGTATTTGTATTAACAAGATCAGAAGCAGTTAATTCATGAATTGTTCTACGTTCTTGTGAAGGAGGGAAATTGAGATTTCTATTCTCCACACGACCATGAGAATCTTGAGCAAGGGTATTAATACCAGCTCTTATTTGAAGTAAATCTCCAACTTTAACAGTTTCTTCTACATCAACTTCGTTGACATCTTGATCGGATCCAACATAGAGATAGAATTTAAATTTACTTCCCTTTGGAGGTGCTTCTTTGAATGTTATCTTCGTACCCTTATCAAAGACATAATCTTCTCCTGGTATCTGTAAAACATCATTCAAGAATATTAGAAGATTATTTGCTAAAACTATTCCAGAACCAGCCTTCTTATCAATACTATAATATTCTTTAGATGCAGTTGTTCTTGTTATCAAGAAAGTTTTCTTAAATCCATTGAAAAGTTCACTAAAATCATCCATTTCTAAGAACTTACCAAAATTCCAAGAAGCAAATTTATCTTTATATTCATTTTCAATTGTTATATTGAATGCACTTGTTCCAATTCCTGCTTGTACTGGTATTCCATATAATTCAAGTTTTTCGCCAACTTCATAACCCATTCCACGATTATTAATAGCAAATGATAAAACACTACCACCAGTACCAACTACAACATCCATTGTTGCATCTGATCCACTTCCACCAGTCAACGGAATATTATTATATGGTGCAGGTTCATCAATTGTAAGAATAGGCATATCAGAGGTTGTATAACCACTACCTGGATTAGTAACAGTTATGCCAGTTACAATACCTCCACTAACAGTTGCACTAAATGCTGCTCCAGTTCCTGCTCCCTTTCCGACGAAAACCGTTATTGCATCAGTTGAGTAATTAATAATTGGTAGAACACCAGTGTTTAATTCACCATTTGATGTTGATGCAGGATCAGTTGGTCTTGGGTATAACTTAGCACTAGTAAATGCATCCCTAGAACACTTAAATTTCAATGAATAATTATCAAGTGTGATTGTATTAGCATTAGTTAATCCATGACCTGGAATTACTAATGTTAAATTACCAGTTGCAGAATCATATTCAGCAAATGTTGGAGTAAATTGTGATCCACCAGTTACATTAACTGCATTAGTTGTGGCACTTACGAAATCATGTACATAATGAGCATATGTAACCCCAATAGAAACTCTTGGAGAAGCAATATAACCCTGACCAGCAGTATTAATTGCAACAGAAGCAATAGTTCCAGCAGCAGAAACAACAGGAGTTGCTAAAGCCTTAGTTGGAATTTGATAACCACTACCAATTCCTACTGAGAACTCATTAATAATTCCACCTCTTGGTAAATCTCCATTTGCTGCAGATCCAGTAAATGTAACAGTTAAACCAGTTCCAACAATATAATCATTGTCACTAGAATTTCCGAGATCAGCATACCAAGGTCTTTGGAATATATTATTAACAAGAATCATTCCGAAGAAGGATCCAACACCTACAGGAAGATTTGTTCCATTATTTTTTAGTGTAAATTGACTTGCTGATCCAGTAAATGTATCAGAAATATCATCAACAATATAATTATCGGTGTAATCTAATCTATAAAATATTCTTCCTCGGAAAGAAGAACTTGTGCTACTTACTCCAGACTTTCCATATGGAGGGGTAGTGAAATGTATTGTACCCTTATCAATTCTATAATCACCAGATAAGGCAGTTATTCCTGCTCCAACGGTGTGTACACCTGCCTGAGTACCCAATACACCTCTAGTTACTTCCAGCGTTGTTGTAGACCCAATACCAACGGTGTTTATCTTTATAATTTCATTATTAATCTGCACAAATGATTTTCCTTCCAATTTGGTTGTATCAGTAACATAAACAAGATCAGTAGAAACACCAATAGGAGCAGATAATGTAAGTGGTATAGGCCTTCTTGCTAATGGACTTTGCATTATATTATCAACTAAAATCATACTTCTTGCAGTTGCACCAGTTGTTGGGACACTAAATGTATGACCATCTCCACCGTATGATGGTACAGAACCACCAGAAGTGACAAAAGTAACGCCAATTCCATTACTATCAACAGCATCTGCTTTTGATACTGCTACTCTGAAATTATCATTATCATCTCTTATTGCATATAATGTTGGTGGCAATTTATCAGTAGCACCAATACCAGCAACAGTTGTTGTTACTATACCAATAGAATTACCAGCAGTTTTAGGAGAGTAATGGATCACTTCTCCACTATTGAAGTAATGATTTGGAATATTAAATGAATGTTTTACAATATCACTAACATTTGTCGATGTTGATGGATTGAATGAATGATGCAATAAACTATAATCAGTACCACTAATGTTTGTATTGAGAGTAAAGGTACTCATTCCAACAATTTGACCACCAGTTATTGGATTATTAATAGTAACGCTAAATGTATTTGCAGTTACATTTGAAACTTCTAATAATCCACTATTGAATTTAGTGTTAGAAGTTGATGCTGGATCAGTGGGACGAGGATATGGATGATTAGTTGTGAAATTATCTTCAGAACACTTGAATGTTACACTATAATCATCAAAGAATATAATATCTCCATTAGAAAGTCCATGAGTAGTTGTAGTGGTAACCGTTAATATTCCAACAGTTGGATTGTATGTTGTTCCATTTGTTGCAGTCAAATTACCAAGAGTACCACCAACACCAATTTTAATACCATCAATATCAGCAGTAACAAATCTATGCTCTCCTGTAAATGTACTGGATTTTCCAGTAAATTGAGAACTTAAATCATTGACTAAAAGTACTTTATTGGTAACAGATTCATTATAATCAGTAATTACTTTATTATCAAATTTAATAATTTTTGAAAATTTATTACTACCTGTTATCTCAGTTACATAATCAAACCAAGGTCTTTCCCAAAGAGAAGATTCACTCGAAAGATCTATTCTAACTTCAAGATCACCATCATCTTGCAAACCAGCTGAAACTGAAGAAGTTATTCCCAGATTAGCGAAATTCTTAAATCCAGCAATATGAGTAAGACTATCTACGGGATCTTTCCACTGAGCATAAGGAACATCACCTTTAATTGCATAAGAGAATCTTTGATAATAGTCATTATCATGAACCCTTTGGTTATCTAAATTCAATTTACCAGTATCATTTCTCCAATTATTAACAGATTCTACAACACTATCGACACTTAAATCAAAATCAGAAACAAATAAAGAATTTACAGTAGATTTACTATTACTAATTGTACCAGTAATAACATCATCTTTCTTAAATTCTCCTTGAATATTGTATAATTTCAATACATCAGTATCTGGATTCCAACCTCCAACACTAACATTACCAGTAGCACCACTAGTAGATTTTACTGTTTCACCTTCAAAGAATTCTACTTTTTTAAATTCTGGAGTAAATTTAGCTAAATCTACTTCTCTTATTATTCTACCAAAGTTATTTGTGTCATCATAAGTACCACCAGTATTTCCTATTCCCTGAATAGAGTAACTAACACTTTCTTGATCACTTACCACATCAATAGCAGTAACCTTAAACATCTTATAATCGTATCCATCTGAATTATATCCACTAGCTGTTGAAGTTGCTCCACCAACAATGTCTATATTCTCAACATATACATTCTCACCAACTTGGAATGGGAATGTAGCAGTAGTAAATCCAGTATAATTAGCAGGTA